CTATTTCTCTGATGAAAAATATTTTTGCTGAAGCAACTATTTCAGAAAATATTCCCTGTGATTTTGGAATTTATGATCTGAACCAATTTTTAAATGGTATTGCACTTCACCAAAATCCTGAAATTGATTTTGAAAATTCGTCATATCTTACAATTGTTGGTGGTGCTTTGGTAAGTAAGTATTACTTTTCTGATCCAAGTGTAATTGTAAGCCCCCCAGAAAAGGAAGTTGTTCTTCCGACAGAGGATGTATGTTTTGAGCTTTCTTCAGATCAACTTGAAAAGCTAATTAAAGCATCTTCTGTTCATCAGGTTTATGATTTAAGTGCCATTGGTGACGGTGAGACTATTAGTCTCAAGGTTTGGGATAAGGAAAATTCCACATCTAATGAGTTTTCAATTCCTGTAGGCAAGACTGATTCAGTCTTCACTTTTAATTTTAGAGTTGAAAATCTTAAAATTCTTCCTGGAAAGTATGAAGTTGTAATATCTAGACACAATTTTTCCAGATTCCGCCATTGTACTCTGGATCTGCTATACTACATTGCGCTTGAACCAGATTCCTCATTCAATTAATGAACATCTTTGTGACTGACCAGTGCCCGGTGATTTCTGCCGTGGCACTTCCCGATAAACACGTTGTAAAAATGCCCTTGGAGACCTGTCAAATGGTCTCTGTCATCTTCTCCAAGTGGTATTATGGTTGGGGCACCATTCCCAAGAAGGACGGCACCTCCTATAATACAGAGAAGGGTGCCTTCCGTAATCATCCCTGTACCCAATGGGCAGCAAAATCACATGAGAACCTTGCCTGGTTGATTCGGCACGGTTATGCTCTTTGTAATGAGTATCGGCATCGTTATGGCAAAATTCATGCTTGCTTTGATGGTCTTCAAGCAGCAGAAGTTATCTTCCTTGATAACTCTGGCAAAAGTCTTCACATCTACAATAATGTGGTAGAATTCACAAGGGCAATGCCTGATGAGTTCAAGTGCGATACTTCAATTAATACATTCACTGCCTACAAAATGTATATTGCCTCCAAACCCTGGGTCGCTGATAATTATCTTCGCATCCCCGAAAGAAAACCTGATTGGATTTAATTATGAAAGAACGAAGTGATTTCTTATTTGTAGAGAAATACCGTCCAAATAAAATTGCGGATTGTATTCTTCCTGATGACATTAAAAAAACTTTTTTGGAGTTTGTTGAGAAGGGTGAGATTCCAAATCTTCTTCTTGCAGGCCCTCCAGGAATTGGTAAGACAACAGTAGCAAAAGCATTATGTAATGAATTGGGAGTAGATTTTTATGTTATCAACGGATCTGACGAAGGACGATTTTTGGACACGGTACGGAACCAAGCAAAGAACTTTGCTTCGACCGTATCACTTCATGCAACTTCTAAACATAAAGTCATCATCATTGACGAATGTGATAACACGACCAACGATGTACAACTCCTTCTCCGGGCTAATATTGAGACGTTTTATAACAACTGTAGATTCATCTTCACATGTAACTACAAAAACAAAATCATTGAACCACTTCATTCCCGTTGTGCCGTTGTGGAGTTTGGAATTAAGCCCAAAGACAAACCAAAACTTGCAGCAAAGTTCTTTGAACGGCTCAAAACGATCCTGGATCAAGAAAAAATTGAAGCAGATGATAAAGTTCTAGCACATCTGATTCAAAAACACTTTCCAGATTGGAGAAGAGTTCTTAATGAATGTCAACGACATTCTACCTCCGGTAGGATTGACTCTGAGATTCTTTCTACATTTTCTGATGTTAGAGTAAACGAATTAATTAAACATTTACGTGAAAAAAATTTCACAGAAGTTCGTAAGTGGATTGTTTCTAATATGGATAATAATCCCAATACTATTTTGCGTAAGGTATATGATTCCTTATACGAATACCTAGATGGTCCAAGTATTGCAGAAACCGTTTTAATTATTGCAAAGTATCAATATCAATCGGCATTTGTTGCGGATCAGGAAATAAATTTACTTGCAGCGTTGACTGAAATTATGGCAGTGGGGAAATTTAAATGATTAATTTTCAAGCAGAGAGTAAGCTTAGTGGTGATGAATTTGAATCTAAGGTTGAGGCAGATTTAATTGCTAGGGGATTTACTAATATTGAAAAAAATGTATGCATTCAACTTGCTGGATGTGAAATTGATTTTATAGCTGATGGGTATGAATATTGTGAGTGTAAGGGCGGAAATCCTGGACATAAAAAACGACCAGGAGCACTTAGGACTGATAATGTCAAGAAAGCGATTGCATCTGGAGCACTGATTAAATACTATAATCCACATATTAACTATGTGATTTATTTTTCAGCAAAACCCAAGTTAAATTCTTATTCAGATAGATCGCTTAAGACTGCTGTAATTTCTGGAATAGTTGATGAGATTAGGTATCTGGAATGAAAAGACTGAATAGTGATGATAGTCTAATTGAAGTTAGAGTTAAATCTACTCCACAAAATGTGAAAGAATCTAATGAGAATTTGTTTCGATCTACATGGAATTTACCACAAGCTGCAAAGCACTGTGGAATGTCAAATAAGGAAATGAAACTTATTTTCTTTGAATACTTAAAGTACAATTATCCAGATTATGAAGATAGAACTTAAGGAGTGGTTAAACTCAATAAACCAGACAAAGACTAATATTATGGACACGGATCCGGACAGCGTAAGTTCCTATGTGCCATTTGTCATCAATAAGTGTCTTTCTGGCTCTATTGATTCTATAATGTATTCTAATGAGATGAATATATACTCATCTTTAGATAAAAAATTACAATATGACTTTTACATAAATACTTTAAGAAAAAGGGCGAGATTTTCTCCCTGGCTCAGAAAGGAAATTGACAAAGATCTTGAATGTGTCAAATCTTACTATGGTTATAGTAATGAGAAGGCAGAACATGCTTTGAAAATTTTAACTAAAGATCAAATTAAACTTATTAGAGATAAGATTGAAATTGGAGGAATGAAATGAGCGTTGTACAAGAGCCGGAAGTGAATTGGTCGCCAGATAAGATGGTGGAAGTGATTTTAAATGAACCTGACGATTTTTTGAAGGTTCGTGAGACTCTTACTAGAATTGGTGTAGCTAGTAGAAAGGAGAAGACACTATATCAGTCCTGCCATATTTTACATAAGCAGGGAAGATATTATATTGTTCACTTCAAGGAGTTGTTTGCTCTCGATGGTAAACATGCTAATTTGACAGTGAATGATGTACAACGCAGAAATCGTATTACTCAACTTCTTGCCGATTGGGGACTTATTTCTGTTGTTGATGTAGACAAAATTATGGATATTGCCCCACTGAATCAAATTAAGGTCCTTTCCTACAAGGAAAAGGATGAGTGGACTCTTGAAACTAAGTATAATATTGGTAAAAAGAAAAAGTTGCAGGAAACCGAATAATCTTGTGGGGAGTTCAACACTCCCCTTTTTTATGCTCGATACTATATAATATGATGTTGCCTTCGGGGACATTATTAACTTACAGACGCTTAAAGGAGGTCTATCATGTTTGGAACAAGTTCGTTTACACTTTCAGTACCAGAAACTGCAAAGTACCTTTTAGAGATACAAAAAAATAGTATTGGTATGGATGAGTGGTTTAAGAGATTTGATAGTGCGTTTGATACGCACACAAATTATCCACCATATAATCTAGTCAAAGAAAGTAGTGTTGAATTTAAATTAGAAATCGCACTTGCTGGATACAAAAAAGAAGATATTAGGGTATCTACAGAAGAAAATATACTTACCCTTGATGTGGCAGAAGATAAAAAATCTAAAAATGCTATCGAATATCTTCATAATGGAATAGCAAAAAGAAGATTGAAAAGAACTTGGACCTTATCCGACGATGTTGTAGTTGGTGATGTTTCTTTTGAAGATGGGTTGCTTGTAATTAAACTAAATAAAGTTATCCCAGAACATCAGAAACGTAAGGTATATGAAATCATTCAATGATTTTATTTCAGAAGCAACATTTGCTGTAATTGGTAAAACCAGTTCTTATGGTCCTGGGTTGTATGGAAATAAAACTGCAAGTGGCGAAGTTTTAAGTCCATCAACTCCAGGAATTGCTCATAAAACTTTACCTCTTGGTAGTGATGTGCGATTAACAGATCCAAAGACCAGAAGAAGTGTAGTTACAAAGGTGATTGATCGTGGTCCCTATGAGGGAGATAGATCGGCGGATCTTACAACACAGACCACACGAGATTTGGGCTTTAAGGATTATAAAGAATTTGGGGTAAGAGATATTGATGTAACTCCAGTAAAACGCAAATCACGTAAGTATTGATATGAAACTGGAAGAATTTGTTGAACAAAAAATTACCTTCAAGTATCATGAAAATCTTAATCCAAAACTTTGGAATGATACTGTTCTAAAGTCTGAGATTAAAATTAAGTTAATCCGTATTGGGAATGCTTGGGCAGATTTTGCAAATATTCCAAGAACTGCAATTAAGGACATGGTTATAGTTGGAGGAAATGCCAACTATAACTATACAAAATTTTCTGATATTGATCTACATTTAATTGTCAATAAAAAAGATTTGCCAGATTGTCCTGATCTTATTGATGACTACTTAAAGGATAAGAAGCAACTTTGGGCATTGACCCACGATATTAAAATATACGGTCATGATGTTGAACTGTATGCGGAGGAGGAAGGTACAGCTCGTCCTTCCAATCAGGGGGTATACTCTGTTAAATATGGTAAGTGGTTAGTCAAACCAAAGAAGTTAAATCCTAATGTAGATGTTGGGTTGCTTAAAAGGAAAACTCGTGATATAATGGATATGATTGATATTTTCATTTCTGGAAAATCTGATGATATTTCTGAGATGAATAAGTTGAAGGAAAAAATTAGAAATATGAGATCTGTTGCAATTCAAAGGGGGGGTGAGTTTTCTCTTGAAAATTTAGTCTTTAAGGAATTGCGTAATAATGGGCACCTAGCTAAATTTTCCCAATACATCAATTCAAAACAAGTAAAGGAATTGTCTCTTTAATTATATGTCTATAAAAATTGCATTATTGAAGTCTAATGAGGAAGTTATTTGTGATATGAAGGAAGTTCTATCTGAGGATAGATTAGTTTCCTACTGCTTCACTAAGCCCTATGTTGTTACAATTACGGATAAACTTCGTGGAAAGGAAAAATCTTATAAACTATCATTTACTCCCTGGATAATATTGTCTGAGGATACTGAGTTTTATATAAATCCTGACTGGGTAGTATCGATATATAATCCTGTAAAGGAAGTTGAAGAATCTTACTTGGAGAATGTAAATGGACGATCTTGAGTATATTGACATGTACAGCGAACTTGAACCAGAAGTTACAGTTGAATCTGAAGAAATTGAAGATATTGCGGTTAAGTGCATTCTTTTAAAGAATGGTACTTATATTGTATCTAAAATTGAAGAACTTGTTGTGGATTTTGGGATGCCAAATTGTAGGTTAATAAATCCTAAAGAAATTTTAAATGAAATTCCCCGCCTCGTCTCCTGGCCAAGATACACGAGTCAAACTGAGGTAATGACCTCCTCCGAGAATTTCTTGACAATCTGCGATCCCGATGCTAAAATGTTGGAACAGTATATGAAATTATCCGACTAATGCGGTTTTATACAAATGTTCAATTAGTAGGAAATGAATTTTTAGTTCGGGGATATGAAAATGGGAGCAGCTTCCTATCCAGAGAAAAGTATTCACCAACACTCTTTTTAGTAACAGACAAACCGAGTGAATATAAAACTCTTGATGGGAGGTATGTTGAGCCAATTAAGCCAGGATTTGTCCGGGATTGTCGAGAATTTTTTGCAAAATACAAGGACGTAGATAATTTTAACATCTATGGTAATGATAGATTTATCTATCAGTTTATCTCAGATAATTACTCTGAAACTGAGGTAAAGTTTGATATTAAAAATATTAATATTATCACCATTGATATTGAAGTTGCTTCTGAGGGAGGATTTCCAACTGTTCAAGATTGTTGTGAAGAGCTTTTAGCTATTACAATTCAAAATGCATCCACAAAGGAAATCATTACCTGGGGGTGCAAACCCTTTACAACTAAGCAGAAAAATTCCGAATATATTCAATGTGCTGATGAGGCAAATCTTCTTAGTAGATTTCTCTACTATTGGGAAAACAACTTCCCAGATGTAGTTACTGGGTGGAACTGTAGTCTCTATGATATGCCATATATCTCAAAGAGAATAGCTAGAATACTTGGAGAAACTGCAGCTAAAAGACTTTCCCCATGGAAACTTGTTTCTGAAAAGGAAATTCAAATTAATCATAAAGATCATATCATATGTGATATTGCTGGAGTTACTATTCTAGATTATCTAGATCTCTATAAAAAATTCACTTATGTGAATCGGGAATCCTATCGATTAGATTACATTGCTGAAGTTGAACTTGGTCAAAATAAGCTAGATCACTCTGAATTTGAAACCTTTAAAGAATTTTATACTAAGGACTGGCAAAAATTTATAGAATACAATATTATTGACGTAGAACTTGTTGATCGCTTAGAGGATAAGCTTAAGCTAATTGAGCTTGCAATTACCATGGCATTTGACGCTAAGGTAAATTTTGCAGATGTTTTCTATCAGGTGAAGATGTGGGATAGTATTATCTACAACTATCTTAAAAAACAAAATATTGTAATTCCCCCAAAGGAGCATTCTCAAAAAGATGAAAAGTATAAGGGTGCCTATGTAAAGGAACCTGTTCCTGGAAAATATGATTGGGTTGTGAGTTTTGACTTAAATTCACTATATCCCCACTTGATTATGCAGTATAATATTTCTCCAGAAACTTTGGTAGATACTAGACATCCTTCAGCATCTATTGATAAGATTCTTGAGCAGAAGATTTCGTTTAAAGATTACTCAGAATATTCGGTATGTCCAAATGGTGCAATGTACCGAAAGGATATTCATGGATTTCTTCCTCAATTGATGCAGAAGATTTATGATGAACGAGTCATCTATAAGAATAAGATGATTGCAGCTAAGAAGGAGTATGCTAAGAAAAAAACTAAAGACTTAGAAAAGGAAATTGCAAGATACAATAATATCCAAATGGCTCGGAAGATTCAATTGAATTCTGCCTATGGTGCAATTGGCAATCAATATTTTAGGTATTATAAGCTTGAGAATGCTGAGGCAATCACCACATCTGGTCAAGTATCAATCCGATGGATTGAGGCTAAAATGAATAAGTACTTAAACAAAGTTACTAAAACTAGGGGAATCGATTATGTTATTGCCTCAGATACTGATTCCCTGTATCTTAACTTGGGTCCCATGGTTGATGCAGTATTTGCGGGAAGAGAGAAGACTAGTCAAGCAATTGTTTCATTTCTCGATAAAATCTGTAGGGTGGAACTTGAAAAGTATATTGAAAGTTCTTACCAAGAATTAGCAGAATATCTGAATGCTTATCAGCAGAAGATGAGCATGAAACGTGAAAATATTGCGGAACGTGGAATCTGGACTGGTAAGAAGCGTTATGCTTTAAATGTCTGGGATTCTGAGGGAGTGCGGTTTCAAGAACCTGAATTGAAAATTATGGGACTTGAAGCCATTAAGTCTTCAACTCCATCTGCATGTAGGGGAAAGATTAAACAGGCAATCAAACTTATGATGGTTGGAACTGAAAGTGATGTTATATCATTTATTGATGAGTTTAGGAGAGAGTTTCCTAAACTTCCGTTAGACCAGATCTCATTTCCACGTTCTGCAAATGAAATAAGTAAGTATCGATGCCCAGATTTTATCTACAAGAAATCTACTCCGATTGCTGTTCGAGGAGCACTTCTATATAATCATATGCTCAGAGTTAACAATTTAACTAACAAGTATAGTACTATTGGTGATGGAGAAAAGGTAAAATTTTGCTATCTCAAAAAACCAAATCCAATGGGTGAAAATGTTATTTCATATCTTCAAGAATTGCCAAAGGAATTTGGCCTTCTTAACTACGTAGATTATAACCTTCAATTTACAAAAACATTCTTAGATCCAATCACGTCAATTCTCAATAGTATTGGTTGGTCACATAAAAAAACACACACACTAGAATCTTTATTCACTTGAGGTACTTATGGATTTTTTAAAAGATATTGTAAAAGAGATTGGTGGAGAATACACCCAACTTGCAGCAGATATTGTTGAAAATGAAACTTATGTGGACACGGGTTCATACATCTTTAATGCTCTTGTTAGCGGGAGTATCTTTGGTGGGGTATCTGGTAATAAAATTACTGCAATTGCGGGCGAATCAAGTACTGGGAAAACTTTCTTCAGTCTTGCCGTCGTTAAGAATTTTCTTGATAATAATCCTACTGGATATTGTCTGTATTTTGATACTGAAGCTGCAATCACACGATCCCTACTTGAGAGTAGAAGTATTGACACAACTCGCTTGGTTGTTGTCAATGTTGTCACCGTAGAAGAATTTCGTGGAAAAGCACTCAAGGCAGTTGATCTGTATATGAAGAAGCCTGAGGGGGATCGCAGTCCCTGTATGTTTGTCCTAGACTCTCTGGGAATGCTTTCGACCAGCAAGGAGATCAACGATGCCCTGAACGACAAGGAGGTGAGGGATATGACCAAATCTCAACTCATCAAGGGGGCATTCCGTATGCTCACACTGAAACTAGGTCAAGCAAACATTCCAATGATCGTGACGAATCACACTTATGATGTGATTGGTGCTTATGTTCCCACCAAGGAAATGGGAGGTGGTAGTGGTCTCAAGTATGCCGCATCTACTATTATTCATCTATCCAAGAAAAAGGAAAAGGACGGAACAGAAATCATTGGCAATATTATCAAATGCAAGACTGCCAAATCTCGTTTAAGTAAGGAGAATCAAGATGTTGAAGTCCGTTTGTTCTATGATGAGCGTGGTTTGGATAGGTACTATGGCCTTCTTGAGCTTGGTGAGCTTGGGGGAATGTGGAAGAACGTCGCAGGACGTTACGAAATGGATGGCAAGAAAATCTATGCAAAACAGATTTTAGCAGAACCAGAAAAATATTTTACAGACGAAGTAATGCAAAAACTTGATGTAATTGCCAGAGGGGAATTTTCTTATGGATCGACTTTGTGATTTAATTAAGGTATATCCAAATGCCTTAGATTTGAATATGTGCCAATTTTTAATAGATTTCTATGATTTGAATACCAACCTTCACGAAAGACTTGAAAATGATAGGAAGCCAAATTTTACACAAATTAATCTCACTGAGAATTATAATTTAAGTGAAGAATTGACCCTAGTTCATGAGACACTAGTGAATGAAACAATTAGGTATCGAAATTTGTACTACGAATTTATTGATTCTCGTTGTTTTCCTGAAGAACATGCATTTGAGCAGTATAGGATTAAGAAGTATGAGAATACTGGAAATGATGCATTTGATACACATGTTGATGTAAAATCCTTAGATACTAGCAGAAGATATCTTTCATTTTTGTGGTATTTAAACGATGTTGAAGTTGGAGGAGAGACCATGTTCAAAGACTTGACACTACACCCAAAGCGTGGTACTCTTGTGATGTTCCCACCAATGTGGATGTATCCGCACAACGGACAGCCCCCTGTAAGTGGTTCAAAATACATTATGAGTACTTACTTACACTATATTTAATGGACAGAATTGAGAGAACAATTTTAAGGAATCTGATTTATGATGATGAGTACTGTAGAAAGGTAATTCCCTTCATCAAGAAGGAATATTTCCACGAAAAAAACGAAAAAACAATCTTTGAAGAAATTTATTCCTTCATTGAAAAGTATAATAAGCTTGTTACCAAGGAAATATTATTCATTGAGGTATCTAAAAGAACTGATTTGAATGAAACCGAAGTTAAGGATATCAATTCAATAATTACAGAATTAAAATCTGAAAGTGTTGAGATTGAGTGGCTAGTAAATTCTACTGAAAAGTGGTGTAAGGAGCGAGCAATCTATCTGGCACTTATGGAATCTGTTCATATTGTTGATGATGAAAGCAGCGATAAGAATCGAGATTCCATTCCTCACATATTGAGTGAGGCACTATCAGTATCTTTTGATCATAATATTGGACATGATTATTTAAAAAACTACAAGGAACGGTATGAATTCTATCACAAGACTGAAAAGAAAATACCCTTTGATTTGGAATACTTTAATAAAATTACAAAGGGTGGTATATCTTCTAAGACTCTCAATATCGCTTTGGCTGGTACAGGGGTCGGAAAAAGTTTATTCATGTGCCACTTTGCTAGTTCCTGCTTACTGCAAGGGCGCAATGTTCTCTACATCACACTTGAGATGGCAGAGGAGAAAATTGCTGAGCGAATTGACGCAAACTTATTAGATGTAAATATTCGAGATTTGGCTGAAATACCAAGGCAGAATTTTGAAACCAAAATTACAAATCTTATGAGGAAAACTGTTGGTACTCTCATTATCAAGGAATATCCAACAGCATCAGCTCATTCGGGACACTTCAAAAGTCTTCTAAATGAATTGGCAATGAAGAAGTCTTTTAAGCCTGATATTATCTTCATAGATTATTTAAATATCTGCTCATCGTCTAGATATAAGGGTAATAATACTAATAGTTACACCTTTATAAAATCTATTGCCGAAGAACTTAGAGGTCTTGCAGTCGAATTTGACGTTCCCATTGTTTCTGCTACTCAGACTACTCGTAGTGGTTATAATAGTTCTAATGTCGAACTTACCGATACTTCTGAATCTTTTGGTCTTCCTGCTACTGCGGATTTCATGTTTGGTCTTATCAGTACTGAAGAATTGGAACAGCGTGGGCAGATTATGGTAAAACAGTTAAAGAATAGATACAATGACCCTACAACAAATCGAAAATTTTTGATTGGCGTTGATAGGGCTAAAATGCGTCTCTACGACGTGGATCAAAATGCACAAAAGGAAATACTTGACTCTGGACAAGAAGTCGAGTATACTAAACAGGAATCTACTAAACAATTTGAGGGTTTTAAATTTTAATGGAAAAGAAAATCGACTTTACTAAGTATACTGAATTTGTAGATGCTGTAACATCTGAGGCGTCCAAGGATTTTTCCTCACTATCTAACCGTATGACTGTTCTCGACAGTGAGGGGGCAAATATTGAAAGACTTCTGACTGCTGGAGTTGGAATCAATGCTGAGGGCGGAGAATTTTTAGAAATTATTAAGAAGATGATGTTTCAAGGAAAACCTTGGAATGAAGATAATAAGACTCATCTCAAAATTGAATTGGGAGATATTATGTGGTATGTCGCACAGGCATGTATTGCTCTAGACATCACTATGGATGAGGTAGTTGCCATAAATGTTAATAAGTTGATGAAGCGTTATCCTGGTGGTTATTTTGATCCATACTATAGTGAAAATAGGAAAGTTGGAGATCTCTAATAAATAAATAAAACTAGTGATGATGCCAGATTTTCTTAGCGTTATTTTTAATAAATTTTTAAATAGCTACGCTGAGGATGGTCAGCACATTAAGAAAGATAGAGACGCATTATTGAATTTGTATCTCTATTTTTCATATTTTATGGATAGCCAGATAAAATTGAAACGTAATGATAAGGAAAGGGCCAAGTATAAAACTCTAAAAAAACTTGGTCTATCCTATATTAAATTAAATGGCAAAAAAATACTTAATCACCTAAGGACATCTGTTTAGTATAATGAAAACTTTTTTAGCTTTCATAAATGAAGCCAAGTCTTATCTTAAGGAAGAAGCTCCTTTACCAGAAATACTAACAGTCAGAGAAGAATATCTCTCAGGAAATTTATTCCGGGATGGTGCATTAGTTGAGCAAATTAGTAGTGGTAAGATTGGAACTGTGATGCGAAGAGGTACTAATTATTTAATATGTCTAACTGATGACGGAGAATTATTTAAGCCTTGGATTACAGATTCTAAAGAACTTTAATAAATAAATATATCTAGAACAAAATTTAAATAGAGATATGTCTAATCCTTGGCAGCAAGTATTTGAAAATTATAGAACTCAAATTGAAGAAGGTTATATTACCGAAAAATATGGCCAGCACAAGAGTGATGAGGCCGAAGAAACACAAGCTCTATATGATCTTCGTAATAAGATGAAGAATATGGGCAAGGAATCTGTAGTTGCTTATTTGAAAAGATCTAAGATGGCTCCAGAAAGAAAGTCTAGACTTGCTAAGGCTTTAGGACTTTCTATAGTTGAAGGAGTTCTTGATGAAAAGATTACAGCCAAGACTGATATTGGAACAGCTATTAAGGATTTTCAATCTTCTACGGATTCTAGATTAGCTGGTAGAAGTCAAGAGTCTAGACAAAAGGCAGCAATTGCTGCGGTTTTAACTGCTCGTCGTGGTGGTAAAAAACTTGCTAAAGAGGAAGTAGATTCTATATTGGAAGCTAAGGCTGGTAAGGTTCATGTAAGAATTACTAAAGAGGATGGATCTACCTTTGAGAAGGATATTATGCCAGCTCAAGTTGCGGAGTATAGAAAAAGATATAAGACTGTAGTTATTCTTGGTGCAGATGAGGGTTCTGCTACTGGTGCTACTTCTGCCGGATCATCTTCATCTAAGATGGAGTCTGCTAATTATATTGAGGAGAAGGGTGATGGCAATCTTGCAAATAACTATCCACCATATGATAAGGTAACTCGTGGTGATGTTATTGCAGGTGCCTTAGGAAAGGATGAAGAAGGTGGAAAGCGTTCACCCAAAAAGAAAAAAATTAAAGCTGAACATTATTCGAATTGGAGAACAGATTTTCCGGAAATAGTTGAAACTACTAAAGCTCAAAAGAGCGTATCTGGAAGGGGTCCAGATTCTTCCGAAGGCGAGAGTAAAAAAAAAAAGAAACCTTCTGAGTCCGAATGTGGTTGTTCACATGAAGTAAAGGAATCTGCAGAAACTCTTGCTCATGAACTTGGGGGAGAACTTGTAGATATTCAGGAATTTAAAGGAATGATTGCTCGCAGTGCAATTAAGGCCTTTACTAAAATTCCTACAAAAATTAAACCGTTGAAGGTTTCTCCAATAAAAACTGCACCTTTGCCAACAAAACCAAGACCAAATCCTTTAATACAACCAATAATTAAACCAGCTCCTCCAGGGCCACTTACAAAACCAGAAAAAGCTCCAATAACTAAACCAGGAACTCCGGGACCACTTACTAAGCCTGATAGAAAGAAGTCACCCAAAATTGAACCAGCTCCTCCAGGACCACTTACTAAGCCTGATAGAAAGACGCCACCACTAACATTACCACCAACAAAAACAAAAACTAAAACTGGCATTTTAGTTCGTCTTGATAATAAGACTGGGACCATATCTCAAGTTGAACCAAAAACTAAGACTCAAACCCAAACCCAAACTTCAATTCCTCCTACTGGCGGTGTGGGCACTTCTAACAAGCCTCCTGGACCTGGAGGAAGATATTTACCAGGTTCTCCTTCTGGTGGATTTAATGTTCCTAACATTATTCCAAAACTCAATGTAAGGCTTCCAGATCCTATTCCAAGGGCAACTCAATTTAGAGTATGATTTTATAAATAAAGATGATGAATTTAATGGAAAAATGGTAAACCTTCTAAAGTTAGTAAAACCACTTATTTTACAACTTGCTAATAATCCTCAGGTAAAGTTACTTGTTGTTCAACTTCTTGAAAAATATGTAAAGACCACCGATAATAGCATTGATGATACAATTGTTGCAACAGTTAAGGTTGCACTCTTCACAAATCAGCTTACTGGTGTGGTAGATACTAAGTTTGTAAAATGATAAGTTGTCTGCTTGCAAATTGGGGCCTCACTATTACTTTGGGGTTTCTACTAGCATTTTCAGAATGGCTTGGTAAAAATAAAAAAATTAAAGAAAATTGTATATATGATTTTATTGTGACATTTTTGCGAAAAATATCAAATTAAACTTGGGGAGTATGCACTCCCCATTTTTTATAAATATTCTTAGGATTACAAAAGTTATAGGTAAGAAACATGGCTCTCTGGGGCATCTCAACGACAACTGAAACATCAGCTAATTTCTTCAATAGACCTAAATTTCTATCAGAAGCCGATAGAACTAGAACACCACATAACTGCTTTGCAGATGGTCGTGGTTGGGTTTATAGAAATTACAGCACTAAAACTCACGGCGGTCTTTCATCTTCATTTTATGATGAAATTCTTGTTCCAATTAGTGGATTGACAACTGCTGGAGGTGGAGCAAATACCCGAGGTTTGGCTGCTCCTACTCCAACGGCAGTATTCTTCGCAGATCCTAATAATGCAAGTCCAGTGAGTATTGGAGCTGGTGGAACCAGTGGAATTGGAACTGGTGCTGTTGGTGAAGTTCATGTTGTTTATAATGAACTGGTTTATGTTTCTTCTGGAGCAACTATTGGAATTCTTCAAATTAATGCTGCTGGAGTAAGCACTCAGGTTTCTTCTGGAGACATTGTTGGAATTGCAACTTCAGTTGGAGCCTCTGTTCCTGTAAATGTGATTAATTCGCCAGCAAGTGGTGATCATTCACAGAGAGTTCTATTCAATGGCCAAGTTACAAATCGAGTAGTTTTCAGATTTAACGTTCCCTCAGCTTTAGTTGGTGTTGGCAGCTTCCTATCAATTAGATGCACTAGGGGAATTGTTGGAACTGGAACTGATTTAAATAATGTTGGAATTATAACAACTCTTGATGGCATTATTAAAAATGTGGGTGGAAATGGTTCTTTAGCTTCGGTGGGTATTGGAACAACTACACTGAAGATTAAGGCTTAACATGAGATTTGATGAATTGAATGAAAACAATTACATGATGTTTGCCATTAAACATTATGATAATCCTCAAGCAGTGACTCAAGAAGATTTTCTTGAGGACATGAAGAAGTTTAAATATATAAAAAGACTCCTGAAACAGTATAGAAATACTGGAGAATTGAAAACTCATTTACTGATTAATCACTTTATCATTCTTTATAATATTTTTGGAGAAGCAGCAACTCCACTTTTATTTTTTAAAATTGATAGGGAACTTTGGAGTACAGTGAAGACTGTAATGGTATTTCTCCAAAGATTCCCCGAATATCCTAGATCAATTTTACATGATATTGAGATAGATAATGACTGTTTTAATTACCTTCAAAATCTATGACAAACGTAGATAGAATTATCAATATAATTAGACAGCTTCGTGAAGATAGTCCAACCATGAACGTTGGAACATCTGGATTTACAAATTCATCCAATTCTAAAGGACCGGTGGCAGGATATGATAAACCCATGGATTTTGTCCGAAAGAATAGTCAGGCCCTCGATTTTAGACGAAAGTTACCGAAAAAGTTACCAGTCGAATACCAGAACCTATTTCGGAGGAAGAATAGTGTTTAACAACAACACCTCAATAGACACTAAGGTAGCAGTTCTTGAAGAGAAACTTAGTATCTATGAGCAAATGATGAATAAGATTGAACACGCTATTGATGCAATTAGTGAAACAAATCAAAATATTTCAAAGATGCTTGCGATTCACGATCAAAGGCTTGAGCAGGCAGTAAGATCTGATGAAGTTATTATTAAAATGATCACAGAACTTAAGCAATCTGTGGAATCTGAAGATACTGACTTAAGTGATCGAATTGATGAATTGACTGACAAGACTCATGATCAATTGGATAGTATTAATACTAAAATTGAAGAAATTAGAAAAATTAAATGGATGACCATCGGTGTTGGTGTATTTGCAGCAGTTTTGGCAACATCTGTATCGACTCTAGCCTCGGGATGGCTTACTCCGGGGGAGTTGGGGTATAGAATGGAGCATCGGTACGTACCAGCCCCAGAAAACGTTAAGAAATGACTTCTTGACAGATCCGGTGGGATCTGGTAAGATTGCTAGGTGTCTGTTCTTTTATTATGAGTTATATTGAAGATAAGTATATTGGGCTGATATCTTCAAGATTGGAAAAATTTTCAAAGAAAAAGACAGGCCTCTACAACTTTCGTTGCCCATATTGTGGCGATTCTCAAAAAAATAAATCTAAAACCAGGGGATATCTATATCAGTATAAGAATGACTATAACTTTAAGTGTCATAATTGTAGTGTATCAAAAAGTCTGGGATATTTTATTAAGGATATAGATAGCACTTTATATGGTGAGTATGTACTTGAACGATATAAGAATGGATTAACTGGAAAGGCTACAAATACTCCAAATCCCATATTTGATTTTAAGCCTCCAGAATTTAAAGTTAAACCTAAGATAGATCTTCCAAAAATTTCTGAACTAAATACAACACATCCTGCGAGAAGATATTTAGAAAATCGCCAGATACCCGAATCTTATCTTTCAAAATTATACTTTTGTGAGAAATTTAAGGAGTGGACAAATGCTCAAATTCATACCTTCGATTCTACAGAATTGGATGAATCTCGAATTATAATTCCACTTTTCAATCATGGTAAATTTTTTGGCTATCAGGGGCGAAGTTTAAATAAAAACTCCAAGGTAAAGTACATTACAATTCTTCTAGATAAGCATAATCCTAAAATATATGGACTAGATGATGTAGATTATGGTAAAACTATCTATGTAACTGAAGGTCCATTTGATAGTATGTTTTTAGAAAATTCACTTGCGATGGTTGGGGCGGATTTAGATAAAATGTTTTTTCTTTCTAACTTTGAGACTAACTTTGTTATCATTTATGATAATGAGCGTAGAAATAAGCAAATTGTCGAAAAGATGGAAACTCAGATTAACTTAGGATTTCCTACTGTAATCTGGCCGGAGATAATTGTTGAAAAGGATATAAATGATATGGTCTTAGCTGGTCATGATGTAAAATCCGTGATAGAATCTAATACTTACACTGGTCTACAAGCAAAAGTAAAATTATCTGAATGGAAACGAGTATGAGCAACGGTACAAAAGTTATTAAGAGAAATGGATCCCTTGAGCGATTGAATCTCGATAAGCTTCATGTTATGGTCGATGAAGCCTGTAGAGATCTTGCTGGAGTATCTGCCTCACAAGTTGAAATTCAATCCGGAATTCAATTTTATGATGGCATCTCAACTGGAGAAATTCAGCAAATATTAATTCGGTCTGCGTCAGATTTGATAGATTTAGACAACCCAAACTACCAATACGTTGCTGCAAGGCTACTTCTGTTTTCCTTGAGAAAATCTCTTTATGGAAAAATCCGAGAATTGCCATCACTCAGTAAACACGTATTTTCTTGTGTAGATTTGGGTGTTTATGATAATACGATTATTGATAAGTATAACGCATCAGAATTTTTTGAACTTGATAAGTGTATTAATCATGATAGGGATTTCCTATTCACTTATGCCGGATTGCGTCAAGTTGTAGACAAGTATTTGGTGCAGGATAGGAGTACTGGAAGAGTTTATGAAACTCCTCAGTTCATGTACATGCTTATTTCTATGACAGTATTTGCAGAATATCCCAAAGAAACTAGACTCTCATATGTGAAGAGATACTATGATGCAATCTCGAAGCATAAAATTAGTCTGCCAACTCCAATTATGGCTGGAGTCAGAACACCTCTTCGTCAATTTGCATCTTGCGTTTTGGTTGATGTTGATGATACTCTTGATAGTATCTTTAGTAGTGATATGGCTATTGGAAGATATGTTGCACAAAGGGCTGGTATTGGTATTAATGCCGGTCGTATCCGTGGTATTAATGCTAAAATTCGGGGTGGAGAAGTTCAACATACTGGAGTTGTTCCATTTCTTAAGAAATTTGAATCAACTGTCAGATGCTGCACTCAAAATGGTATCCGGGGTGGTTCTGCAACTGTCCACTTTCCAATTTGGCATCAGGAGATTGAGGATATTTTAGTTCTTAAAAATAATAAAGGAACTGAGGATAATCGTGTTCGTAGATTAGATTATTCGATTCAAATTAGTAAGTTATTCTATGAAAGATTTATTCAAAACAGTGAAATTACACTATTCTCCCCACATGATGTTCCTGGACTTTATGATTCTTTCGGAACAATTGAGTTTGACTCTCTCTACATTGGATACGAAAACAATCCGTCCATTCCGAAGAAAACTGTTAAGGCGCAAGAACTCATTCTCACTCTTCTTAAGGAGAGGGCTGAAACGGGTCGTATCTACATTATGAATATTGACCACTGTAATTCTCATAGTTCTTTTATTGATAAGGTTGAGATGAGTAATCTTTGTCAAGAAATTACTCTCCCAACAAAACCAATAAATCATATTGATGATCCTGATGGTGAAGTTGCGTTGTGTATCTTGTCTGCAATTAATGTTGGTAAAATTAAAAACGATGATGACTTTGAAGATGTCTGTGATCTTGCAGTTAGGGGTCTTGATGAAATTGTCGATTATCAGGAGTATCCTGTCAGAGCTGCTGAGGTCTCTACAAAGGCCCGTAGATCGCTTGGAATCGGCTTTATTGGACTTGCACATTACTTGGCTAAGCTTGGACACAAGTACGCCTCTCAGGAGGCTTGGGATGCTGTTCACGGTCTCTCTGAAAGTTTTCAATATTTTCTTTTGAAGTCTTCAAATCAGATTGCAAAAGAACGTGGACCTTGTGAATATTTTAATCGAACTAAATACTCTGAGGGGGTTCTCCCCATTGACACATATAAGCGTGATGTCGATGAAATTTCTGCCATTCCACTGCAGCATGATTGGGAAGCTCTAAGGAGCAATATTGCCCAATATGGATTGCGAAATTCAACACTATCCGCACAAATGCCGTCAGAGAGCAGTTCGGTAGTATCAAACGCCACAAATGGCATTGAACCCCCTAGAGGATTTTTATCGGTTAAGAAGTCTAAGAAGGGTCCACTTAAGCAAATTGTACCTCAATATCAAACGCTTAAGAATAACTATACTTTGCTTTGGGACATGCCCAATAATATTGGGTATATTAATATTGTTGCTGTAATGCAAAAGTTTTTTGATCAAGCAATATCTGGAAACTGGAGTTATAATCCAGAACACTATCCAGATAATGAAGTTCCTGTGTCTGAAATGGCTAAAGACCTGCTGACTACTTACAAATATGGATGGAAGACTTCTTACTACCAAAATACTTACGATCATAAAACTGACGAAGTAAAGGAAGAACCTAAAACTACAAATGACCTGATTAAATCAATGTTAACTTCTGGAGAAGAGGATTGTGAAAGCTGCAAAATTTAAGGTTAGTAAAACTATCCAACCGCAAAAGACTAAAATGTTACAAGGGATTACCGTATTTAATTCCGAAATAGCAGAAACAAAAAAACAACCAATGTTTTTTGGAAAACCTCTTGGTGTGCAGAGATATGATTCCTATAAGTATCCTATTTTTGAAAAACTAACACAACAGCAGTTGAGTTATTTTTGGAGACCCGAAGAAATTTCTCTTCAAAAGGATCGTGCAGATTATCAAACACTTCGTCCTGAACAGAAACATATATTTACTTCAAATCTGAAGTATCAAATTCTTTTGGATTCTGTTCAGGGTCGTGGACCGGGTATGGCATTCATTCCTTATTGTTCACTTCCTGAACTTGAAGCATGTATGACTGTGTGGGAATTTATGGAAATGATACACTCCAGATCCTATACATACATAATCAAGAATGTTTATGCCGATCCTTCGGAAGTTTTTGATACTATTTTAACTAATGAACATATTTTAGAGAGAGCCTCTTCAGTTACTGAAGCTTATGATGATTTTATAAATTCTGCACATTCTTATGGGACTTCCAATTTGTGGGAGTTTGCAAATGAAGGTGTTGATCTTGGTAGGGGAGAACGAATTGAACTTAAGCGAAAGCTTTATCGTGCTATTGCTAATGTAAATATTTTAGAGGGGATTAGATTTTATGTTTCGTTCGCTTGCAGCTTCGCTTTTGGTGAACTCAAACTCATGGAAGGATCATCTAAGATTATCTCTCTCATCGCAAGAGATGAAAATCAGCATCTTGTCATCACTCAAAATATCCTCAACAAGTGGCGTGAGGGTGATGATCCAGAAATGCAACAAATTCTTAAAGATGAAGAATCGTGGGTAATTAATGCATTTAAAGTGTGTGTTGATCAGGAACGTAGATGGGCAGATTATCTGTTCCAAGATGGTTCAATGATTGGCTTAAACACTAAACTTCTTGGTAATTATGTAGAATGGATTGCAAATCGTAGAATGAAGGCGATTGGCATAAAGCCAATCTATGATATTTCTATGAAAAATAATCCACTTCCCTGGACAGAGCATTGGATTTCATCTAAGGGACTCCAAGTTGCTCCCCAGGAAACTGAAGTCGAATCCTATATGGTCGGCGGAATTAAACAAGACGTTAAAACCGATACCTTTGCTAATTTTAAACTATGAATCAAGATAAACTTAAAATTGTTATTAAAAATTTAGAGCTATTAATAGCTCAATTGAAGTCTGAAGTGTATTCCGATACTGAATCTTACAGACCACATCCATCCAATTTTGGATTAATTTACGAAGACGATGATGGATATACAGACTAAATTTAGAATTGTTTTGGATCCTGAAAAGGAAACTTGGTTACAGAAACTTGAGGGATGGGCGGCTTCACAAAAGCCACCCATCTCATTTTTGCTATCTATATTTGTTGTGTGGTTAAAGGAATTTGTAATCGAGTATAAGGTTCAGCGGGAACTTATAAGTGTAGATGAGCAAGCTAAGAAAATAGTAGAACAGTGGGAGGCTGAAGATCCTCAACCAATTATTACGGTAAAACCTTCTGAGGTTGATGGTCTTGATGATATAAGTATATCAGCACCCTGGAAAAGAGAATGAAACCTAGTTCGGCTAAGGCTAAAGGAAGAAACCTGCAGAAGTGGGTTAGAGACCAGCTTATAGAGCAGTTGGAAATACACCCAGAAGACATTGAATCCCGCTCAATGGGTGCTGGTGGGGAAGATCTAATTATGGCTAGAGCTGCCAGAGAAAAATTTCCATTTTCCCTTGAGTGTAAGAATGTTGAAAAGCTAAATGTGTGGGAAGCCTATGAGCAGGCTAAGGCAAATTGTGGACCCTACGAGCCACTTGTGGTTATGAAAAAAAATTTAAAAAAGCCTCTCGTTGTATTGGACGCAGAGTTCTTCATAAATCTTTTCAAATCTGTGGGTTGACACCTGGATAAATAGGTGCTATACTATGATTTAATCAATTCTTAAGAATTGGTTTGTTCGTTATGTGATCTTGATCGTGACACCTAGAGCCGTGGAAGGTGCCTCCCGAGAGGGTTGGTATACCCCCCTTCTATACGGATGTCGAATTCTACCAAATTTAATGCTTTTTAACAAAACAATCAAAACCCTTTCGGTCGTTGCTCTGAGTCTTGGTGCTCTTGCCCCAACTCCTTCTCAGGCAGCGACCTGTTCTTATGCTTCACACTATGGAGTCGGTGATGGTTACGATGGTCAACGAACCGCCAGTGGCGAACGGTTCAATGCCTATGGTAATTCTGCCGCACATCGTTATCTTCCATTTGGAACTAGGTTACAAGTAACTAATGAATCGAATGGTAAATCTGTCATTATACGAATCAATGATCGTGGTCCATATGTGGCTGGCAGGAATCTTGATCTTTCTTACGGTGCATTCTCAGCTATTGCATCGCCAAGTAGGGGAGAGATTAGGGTGTGTTATTCTCAAATCTAATTGAGATCTCCGTGGGGGGTTGACAGCCCCCCACATCTGTGGTATGATTGTTTCATGTCTCGGTAGCTCAGATGGATAGAGCATCTCACTTCTAATGAGTTGGTCGGGGGTTCGAGTCCCTCCCGAGACGCTTGACAATTTGGAGTTTATCTCTTATAATTGTCTCATGCGAAATTAATTCAGCGGTAGAATGTCTGCCTTCCAAGCAGAACGTCAGGAGTTCGAATCTCCTATTTCGCTCTTGGTGGCACTCGCTAGGTAGATAACCTAGAAAGAGACTACCATTCCCTCTGGTAGTCTATTGGTAAGGACAGGCGGACAACGCACTGGGAAACTGGGTTCGATTCCCAGACAGAGGACCATTCCTCTATAGCTCAATTGGCAGAGCACGAAGCTGTTAACTTTGGGGTTCCTGGTTCGAGTCCAGGTGGGGGAGTTGGGCAATTGGCGCAGCGGTAGCGCAGCTGCTTTACACGCAGACGGTCATTGGTTCGAATCCGATATCGCCCATTTGTGCATATATAATACGTTATGAAAAACAAAGCATTTAACAGACTCATTCAAAAATTCATAAGGTTCTATCACCGGGACATATATGAGGAGTTAGATGATATTAAACGGATGATAAATGATGTTAACAGTCAGATGCAAGAATTGCAACACCGAATTAGAAACACAAACCAAAACCCAAGTATGTGGTTGTCCGAATATGACGACAATAACTGGGTGTAAGATAACTGCTGAAGATCTATCTCAAGTTATTATGGTAAAGCCACAATCTGAACCTCAAAGGACTTCTCTATTTTCTCCGGAAGATTTACAGTTCCAAGAATCTAGAAGAGCTAGAAAAGTACGTAAGTTAGACTTTGAAGTTCGTTGATGTTGGAATTTTTATGGTGAGTTGGCAGAGCGGTTTATTGCAGTAGTCTTGAAAACTACCGTGTCGAGAGGCACCGTTGGTTCAAATCCAACACTCACCGCCTTTTAATCCACATCTTATGAATAACTTCCAACGGGAAAACTGGAAAAAGATTAAAGACTATATGGAGAGGGTTGACAAAACCAACAATCCATACTATCGTAGAGCGGTGAAGGTTGTTGAAACTGGAACCGATCCTGGAGAATTTTTTGAAAATGAGCCACCTATTATCCCGCCTTTCAAATGACGATGTTTTTGTTGCATTTATATACTACCTCTTGACAGTGGCTCCAATCTTGGCTATACTACTGTCATACAAGAAAAGCAACCGGGTGTAAGTCAGTGGTAGACGGCTGCTTTTGGGAAGCAGAAGACGTTGGTTCGAACCCAACCACCCGGACTAAACTTTTTAATGAACTTATAAATAAATTAAATTTTCGAACAATTCCATGACTGAAATTACTATTGGCGAATTCCAAGAATATTTTGATGAGTATTTTGAACGTGTTGAGAACGGAGAATCTCTACTAATCAAAGGTGGTGCATTTGATGTCGTTATGATTCCTGCAGAGGAATACGATGAATTTACTCGAATAGGTTTGAGTGATTGATCTTTTGCGAGTGAGACTTGGTAGTCAGAGGAGTTTTATAGGCTCTTTCCGCCAGATTAGCGGCTTTGACCTGGTTCGAATCCAGGCACTCGTATTCGTTATTTGCGAATATCGAATGCTCCTTTAGCTCTCTGGCGAAAGCACCGAACTCATAATTCGACTAAGGTCGGTTCGATCCCGACAAGGAGCACTAGTCACGGAGAGACTTTAAAAGCACTGGTCGGGACCCCCTCGAAGTCACGGATGGACTATAACAGCACTGGTGGAGTCAAATATGACCCTATTGTTTTATTGCTTTTCTCAAAAGCAATTGGTGCGGATGGGGAATTCTTTCTCCGCCTGGTTTCTTGCCTCCAGTCAAAGGGCAAGTGGCGAGCCTGAATTTTTTAAGGGGGTTGACAACAGCCTCCTTTTTTAGTATACTTATCAAGTAATTATTATGTCATATGATCGGAATTAATTATCTCGGCAAACGGCGAGAACGATTGGCAAATCAAATGTTTCAGTATGCAGCATTGAAGGGAATTGCTAAAAATCGTGGATACGATTACTGCATACCTCCATCAAAATATCAAGGCGTAGTAGATGAGTGGAAAGAGCATCAATTGTTTGTTCCATTTAAACTTGATACGATTAATAATCTAAACGTTCAGTATATTGATTTTGATCGACCAACGATCAATGAGTCTGGATTTAACTTCGATAAAAACTTATTTGATGAGTGTCCTGATTGGGTATCTCTTTTGGGATACTTTCAATCTGAAAAATACTTTAAAAATGTTAAATCTGATTTAAGGAAGGATTTTTCCTTTAACAACGATATTTTGGATCCATGTATAGATGCAATTTGTTCAATTGAAAGTCCAATTTCCCTACACGTTAGGAGAACTGATTATGTAACCAACCCTAATCATACAACATTGGGTTTTGAATATTATGAAGAGGCTCTGAAACAATTTGATTCCAAGCGGAATGTACTAATTTTTTCAGATGATACGGAATGGTGTAAGAATCAAAAAATATTTGAATCTGATAGATTCTATGTGTCCGAAGGTCAGACTAATTATGCAGATCTTTGTCTGATGACATTATGTGAAGATCATATTATTGCCAATAGTTCCTTTAGCTGGTGGGGAGCTTGGTTAGCAGAAGATAACCGGGTAGTCGCACCTTCTGATTGGTTTAGAGGCACGAATCTTGCACACCTAGATACTACAGATTTATTACCTGAAACTTGGGAGATTATTTAATGAAAGTCGCAATTAGTTTTATCGGAACTGGAAAATACTTAAATTTTTTACCTTCGTGGTATGAGCGGGTCAAGGAAAACTTTTTACCGGATTGTGAAAAGACTTTTTTAGTTTTTACTGATGGTGAGGGAGATTTTCCGGAAGACATTAAATCCTACAAGCAAGAACATCTTGAGTGGCCATATATCACTCTTAAGAGATTTGAAATTCTTCAAAAAGCTAAAGACGAAATTGAACAGGCAGATTGGTTTGTATTTTTAGATGCAGATTTAATGCCAGTCTCTAAAGTTTATAGTAAAGATTTTTTCGATAAACAATTTTCATATTTCGGAGTGCATCATCCATGCCACTTCTTAAAGATGCCACCACATGATAATCCCCCAGGAGCATTTGATGTAAATCCACTATCCTTGGCAGGAATTGAAACTGGAGATGATATCTCAGTATACTATCAAGGATGTTTGTGGGGTGGAAAGGTTCCTAAGGTTTTAGAAATGATTACTGAGCTGGAAGATAGAGTTAATAAAGATCTGGAAAATAATGTGATTGCTCAGTGGCATGACGAAAGTCATCTTAATAAATTTTTTGCTCAAAACCGAAGTGATGTAAATACCCTTCATCCCCAGTATGCTTTCCCTGAAGTATTTGGTCAGTATTGTGAATTTGAACCAAAGCTTCTGCATCTGGCTAAAAATAACGGCGAATATCATGTCTAATGTTGCAATTTTATATTCTGGTCAGCCAAGAGACTTTATTAAGTGTTGGCCTAATCATAAAGAATATTTAATGTCGTCATTTTGTGCGGGAACTACAGTAGCAATATTTGCACACTTTTGGAATTATAACTTTGAAATTGAAGAATTTGTAATTGATGTAGTAGATCCAACTATTGTAGATTTTGAAGAGCCAAAGATCTTTTCGCATCCATCAATTATATCAGATCCGAGGTACTATCACCCACTGAATAATATTGTATCTCAAGCATATAGTTTGCACAAGGCTTCATTATTGGTGGATAAATACGTTCAGGATGTGGGAAATGGGAAATTCGATTTTGTCATTAGAACTCGCACAGATAATTGGTTTACAGAACCGTTAGGTAAGCTATCTGAGTATGATCCACGAGGACTTCATATTACAGATATTCAAAGTCATACAGATTATGCTCTAGGAGATACCTTTGCTTTTGGGGATTATGATACTATGATGTCCTACTGTAGAATGTATCCCGATTTTGAAGACATTTGTAATGAGGGTGCAGTCGTAAATCCAGAATGTATTTTAGGTTGGAACGTAAAGAGAAATAATCTTATTGTTCACAAACATCCATTTTATCCTAAACTTTATAGAGATGTAGTATGAGTAAGTTAGTAATTTTTGATCTTGACGGAGTTCTAATAGATAGTAAAGATGTTCACTATGAGGCTTTAAATCGAGCTTTGGTTAAGGTCAATCCCGATTTTGCAATTACCCGTCAGGAGCATGTGAGTGTTTATGATGGACTTCCGACAAGTGATAAGCTTGCAATTCTTACGCAGAGGAAGGGGCTATCCCCAGAATCATATAGTCAGATTTGGAAAGATAAGCAAGATGAGACCCTAGTTATTTTTGGTGAGCAGGTTAATAAGGATTATGAGTTGATGAGTTACTTCTCACAACTCAAGGATATGGGTTATAATATTGCTGTTGCTAGCAATAGTATTCGAAATACCGTTAAACTAATCTTACTTCGGTTGGGAGTATTGGAGTTTGTTGATATTTTTGTGAGTAATGAAGATGTCACCCGCAATAAACCCTATCCAGAAATGTACTGGAAGTGTATGATTGCATTTGGAGCCATTCCGGAAAATACCGTTATAGTAGAAGATAGTCATATTGGTAGGCAAGGTGCTCTTGATAGTAAGAGTCATTTAATTCCAGTAGATAACCGAAAGGATCTAACACAAAGTAAAATTGACAAGATTAAAAATATTCTCAGTAAACCCACTAAAACAAAAATCGCTTGGAGATCTGAAAAAATGAATGTTCTTATTCCTATGGCTGGAGCTGGTAGTCGCTTTGCTAAAGTTGGCTACACCTTCCCAAAACCTCTGATTGAAGTTCGTGGTAAACCCATGATTCAAGTTGTTGTTGGAGGCTTAAATGTTGAAGCTACTTATACCTATGTTGTGCAGAAAGAGCATTATGATAAGTATAATCTTCAATATCTTCTTAATCTATTGACTCCAAATTGTAACATTGTTCAAGTTGAAGGACTTACCGAAGGGGCATGTTGCACAACTCTTCTTGCTAAGGAATTCATCAACACCGAAGATCCACTAATTATTACGAATTCTGATCAGTTAATTCTGTGGGATAGTAATGAAACTCTATATGCATTCAGTAATGATAATGTAGATGGTGGTATTGTTACATTTCCAGCAACTCATCCTAAGTGGTCATTTGCAAAATTGGGCGAAGATGGATATGTTTCAGAAGTGGCTGAGAAAAAGCCTATCAGTAATCATGCAACTGCTGGAATTTACTACTGGAAGCATGGTTCTGATTACGTTAAGTATTCTGAGCAGATGATTCGCAAAAATATTCGCACAAATAATGAATTCTATGTGTGCCCAGTATATAATGAAGCAATTGAGGACGGTAAGAAAATTCGTATTAAGGAAATTGGATCTGATGATATGTGGGGTCTTGGAACTCCAGAAGATCTGAATTACTTCTTGGAGAATTATAAAGGAGAAGTTTGATGAAAGTAGCACTATTATTTTTTGGTCAACCAAGATTTATCGACAACCCTGAGATTGAACGGGTTTATAAGGAATCTATTATCACTCGGTATGATACTGATGTCTTTGGGCATGTTTGGTGGAAGGAATCTAATGAAGAGTATGATTATTCTTCTTGGTCCCGCATTTCTAACTGCCCAATTCCAGAAAATGCTTTGGAGTTAATTTGTACAAAATATAATCCAATTCTGGTTCAACATAATGAGCCGAGAACTTTTGAATTGCCCCCAAATGCAAAGGCATTTGTCGATGCAAACTTCACCGGTAAGCATCCAGAAGGGCATTGGAATGAAAAAAATTATAGCAATATCATGTCACAGCTATACTCAATTAAAGCTGTATCCGAATTATTTGATGCATATAGAAGGGCTCCAGAGACTAATCAGACATATGATTGGGTAATTCTTGCCAGGTATGATACAATACTTACGAATTTTCCAAATCTCGAAATGTGTGATCCTAATAAATTCTATCTTCCTGGGCATCATCCAAGATTCCCAGACACTATACAATTTTTCGGAACTAAGTTTCTTAGTTGGTCTAAAAATGCCTTTGATGATGTTGACTCAGTATATGAAAATATTTGGGAACCTTCTCCTGAGGCATTCAAAATGGGTTCCTTTCTGAGGAGATTTTCTCAGAATGATTTGGCACCATGCCCAATGGATGCTCATGCCGTAAGGGGTTAATATGCTAGAGATTAAACTCTGTATATTTGATGTTGATGGAGTCCTGGTAAACAGTAGGCTACTTCACTATCCAGCAACTGCAAAGGCACTTGCGGATTATGGATATGAATATTCTCAAAAAGAGGATGATGAGTTTGGTACTATCCCAACATTGACTAAGTTGGAACAGCTAGCAAAGAGTGGAAAAATTCACAATGATGATATTGATTCTATTTGGAAATTGAAAGATACCTATTCATGTATACTCTTTGATGAAAATATAATGGCAAATGGACAAATCAAATCACTTTTCAAAAAACTAAAGGATTCTAATATTGGAATTGTCTTAGCATCAAATGCTAGATATAGTTTTGTGGAGAAGGTTGTAAGCTTGTTGGGGGTTTCTGAATATGTTGATCATATTTTAAGTGCTCAATATTTAACCCCAAAACCCGATCCAGAGATCTACTTAACTGCAATGAAATTGATGGGAGTTTCTCCAAGCGATACTATTATCTTTGAGGATAGCGAAGTTGGAAAGGCCGCAGCCTATGCAAGTGGTGCCAGCGTATATGAAGTTGAAAGTTATGATGAATTAAACAGTTCTATTTTTTACACCAATGAAACTTATAGCACATCGAGGTAATTTGGACGGGCCTAATCCCCTACTTGAAAATTCACTTGAATATATTGATCATGCCATTGAATGTGGTTATGACGTTGAGGTTGACGTAAGAGTTGATAAGAAGACTAAAAGTCTATTCCTTGGTCATGATGAACCCCAGTATCAAGTAAGTTGGATTTGGTTTGGGCAGAGAATTAATAATCTTTGGATTCACTGTAAAGATTTGGAAGCTCTCTATGAGTTTTCTAGAACTACTAGTGGATTTAATTATTTTTGGCATCAAAATGATGATTTTACTCTTACTAGTAAGGGGCACATATGGACATATCCTGGCAAAGCATATACCCCAAATTCGGTGTTAGTGATGCCAGAAATGAATCTTAGTTTAGATATTTTATATAGCCTAACCTCGTTTAGTTGCTATGGTATTTGTAGTGATTTTGTGGAGAAGTTTAAATGAAAGTAGCGTGTCTATACTATGGTCAACCTAGATTTACTGCAAATACATATTGCTATGAATCTCATAAAAAATTTATTTTTGATCGATACGATACTGACATCTATGCACATCTTTGGTGGGATGACGAGAATGAGAAGCAGTGGGATAGGTCTCACGTATCTTCAGATTGGGAATACTCCACCTGGCTTCAGATGGAGAAGTGTCCTAAGGACCGTGATGATTTAGACCGATTTGTATCTAAGTGGCAGCCACACTTTATACAAACTGAGAAGCCAAAAGAATTTTCTAACGAAAAACTGTTTTCCGAAATTGAAAAGAGTTTTGATACTGAAAGGTTTCATCAAAAGAATTTTCATAATCAACTTTCCCAATTATACTCTATTGAACAAGTTGGAAAACTTTTAGAGTCTACTGGAAAAACTTATGACTTTATTATCACCATTCGAAGTGATCTAAATATCTGGGACTATCCTAATTTGTCTGAGTTGAATTCTAGTAAGTTTTATCTTTCCTCTCATTCACATCATTTCCCAGATTTGGGATTTATTTTTGGGCAGAGATATATTAAATTTTTAAAAGCATATACTCATACAATGAATGGCCTAGTGAATATCGATGAGTGTTGGGCACCAGTTGCTGAAGCATTTAAGTATTCGTGCTATAATAGATACTATAGTCAAAATGACTTAGTAAGAATACCACTTCCACTTAGATTGGTTCGTGGAGTAGATTGTAAAGGACCCACCTGGTAACTATGAAAATTACACTTATTGGCCCCGGAATTATGCCCATTCCCCCAACTGGTTGGGGTGCAGTTGAGATTCTTATTTGGGATACCAAAACTGCTTTAGAAGCTATTGGACACGAAGTTCAAATCATAAACACAAAAGACGCTAGACAAATCATCAATGAAGTAAATGAGTTTCGTCCAGATTTTGTTCATATTCACTATGATGAATTTATTGAGATTTATCCATATATTCAATACCCAAAGGCAATTACCAGCCATTTTGGGTATTTGGAACGTCCGGATATGTTCAATGGATATGTGGACATCTTCAATACCTTTGGACACGTTCAGCCAAATGTATTCTGCCTATCTGAAGGTATTTCAAACATCTATAAAATTCTATTGAGTATTCCTCCAGAAAAGCTCTTTATAACTCCAAATGGAGTATGCTCGGATGTGTTTAGTTACACTGAGGCTCCAGAATTTGGAGACCGTAGTATCTATCTTGCAAAGATTGACTATAGAAAGCGACAGCATATGTTCCAATCTATTGAAAGTCTTTGGTTTGCTGGAAATATTGCTGACAGTAGATTTAATCCAAATAAAAATTATCTTGGGGAATGGGATAAGCCAACTCTATATAAGAATCTTACTCAGTATGGTAATTTAGTACTTCTATCTGATGGTGAGGCGCATCCACTAGTCTGTATGGAGGCCTTGACAGCAGGGCTAGGTGTGGTAGTATGTGAATGGGGTAAGGCCAATCTAGACACCACTAAGGAGTTTATTACGGTCATTCCCGAAAATAAAGTTAAGGATGTTGAGTATGTAGAACGAAAAATTATTGAAAACCGAGAATACTCTTTACAAAATCGTAAAGCTATACTAGAATACTCAAAGAATTTTGACTGGATTAAAGTCATTACCAAATATTATTTACCGAGTGTAGAAAAAATCATTCATGGACAAAAATAAATCAGCATATAAACTTAACGGAATTGGTCCCATCTACTACCTAAATCTCGATGGCCAACCAGAAAGGCGGCAAAATGTTGAAGAACAATTTGCTCACTGGGAAATTAAAAACTATGAAAGAATCTCTGCTTATGATGGCAGGGATGATGATCTTAGTGATATACTCGTTGGGAGGTATCCGGAAATTTCTTCTGGCGAAGTGGGTTGTGTCACTTCTCATCTCAAGGCAATGAAGCATTGGCTGAACACCTCTGATTCAGATTATGCTATAATTTGTGAGGATGACATTGATCTAGAAACTGTGAAGTATTGGCCCTTCACTTGGAGGGAACTCTACTCATATATTCCCTACGATTGGGATGTCGTACAACTTGCAGTCATTAATCCCAGAAAATTGCTTGGAAATTTGCATCCAAGACTTGTAGATGATTTTTCGACTGCTTGCTATATGATTAATCGTAGATATGCTGAAAAGCTTATGCACTTTCATGTCCGTGAAGATAAGTATAAGCTTGATAATGGGGTTCGTCCTAGAGCTGTAGCTGATGATCTAGTCTACAATGCTGGTAGAACTTACTCATTTCCTGCATTTGTTTATAAGGTTGATCTTGGATCAACAATTCATCCAGAACATGTGGATGCCTTTCATAGAGGAAGCCGAGACGGTTTAATTTCTTGGTGGCAAAATGAATCTGGAAAGATGCGGGTGGAAGACTTCTTCCAATTTGAATATAACAATCTCTAATAGATAGTCATGACAATTACTACTAATGAACATGGACAACAAAACATGTTCGCCAAAGAACCTAAAATGTACATTACCGAGGAAGATCAAATGAATTACGAAAATCAAACACACAACGAACGTGCAGAAATTTTAAATGGAAGACTTGCGATGCTAGGATTTGTAGCAGCAGTAGTATCTTATGCGATTACTGGAAAACTCTTTTTTGGGGTATTTTGAAATCCTAACAAAATAAAATTATACAAATAGACCTCAGTCTATATAAAATTGAATTATATTTTTTTTATGCCTCGTAATCAATTAACCAAAGACGAAATAAAATATTGGGTTCTTAAATGTAAAAATGAATTATATCAAGAACAACTGACACAATATACTACAGATCCAAAACAAATTGCTCATAGATATTTGGATAAAGTTTTGGATAAAATTAACGAATTTGGATACTAGGCATGTTCTATACAGCAACCTTATTATTATTTGCTGTTGGAATTATTGTTATAATTATAAGAGCTGCTTATTTTAATGGAGATACTTTATGAAAATTGATTTACACAATTTTTTTCGCAATTATGATGAACAAAATCCAAAGCATGTTGCTGCGGTAGAAGAACTTGAAAAAAATATTGAGAAGTATGCTGCATCACTTCTTGAGGATAGTGCAAATTGGGTTCGTATTTACAGAACCAAGATAGAGAAACCAAAATCATCTATTCGGTTAGATGTTCCATATTATCCACAGACTGATAACTATACCGATGCATCACGCACTTGTAATAGTTCTAGTTGTGCGATGTGCCTTCAGTACTTTAAACCAGGAACTCTAATTGGATCACAGGGGGATGATGCGTATATTCGCAAAGTCTTTGCAATCGGTGATACAACAGATCACACAGTTCAAACGAAGGTATTATCTGACTACGGTATCCGTTCTCAGTTTAGTTACAATCTGTCTTTCTCAGATCTTGATCGTGAGTTGGCTGCTGGACGGCCTGTGGTTATTGGCATTCTCCATAGAGGTTCTTTGTCTAATCCTACTGGCGGTCACATGGTCGTTGTAGTTGGTAAGACCGAAGGTGGGGATTATGTTGTAAATGATCCTTATGGTTCACTCAATGATGGTTATACTGGGGATGTTTATGGCGGTAAGGGTGCTATCTATAAGAAGTCTGAATTAGATGCTCGTTGGTGTCCAAATGGAAACGATGGATGGGGTAGGATTTTCTCATGACTATTAACTTTTTAGATGCGATTAAGTACAATAAGAATACTCCAGAGCAACTGAAAGCATGGGAGTATCTTCAAATGCATGTAGCACCTGAGATTCTGGAAGAGTTTGCAAAACTTTATAGAACAAAACCACCAGTTTATGGTATGCAACTTGTTTCAAAAGAGGAACTTGCATTCATCTGGGGATGTAGTACTACACTTATTCAAGATACAGAGATTGTTGAACTGAATAAGTGCCTGAAGACTTTTGAAATCACTACTCCTTCTCGTATTCGTCACTTCCTCGCACAGATTTCTCATGAGTCTGGTGGTGGAAGATACAAGGAAGAACTAGCATCTGGTGCTGATTATGAGGGTCGTGATGATCTTGGCAATATCCAGCCCGGTGATGGTAAAAAGTTCAAGGGTGCTGGGTATATTCAACTGACTGGTAGAGCAAACTATCAGGCATTTGCTAACTATATCAAGGATCCAGAAGTTATGACTGGTGTATCATATGTT